GAGGAAACTAGACATGAAGCCCTTACTGGTTGAAACACTAACCTATGATCAGGCCCGCATCGTTACTGAAGGTAGCGATAACGGCAAGGATCTATACATGAAGGGCATCTGCATCCAGGGCGGGGTTGAGAACGCTAATCAGCGCGTCTACCCCGTCTCTGAGATCTCTAGGGCAGTCAAGACCATCAATGAGCAGATCACCGGTGGTTACAGCGTGCTAGGCGAAGTAGATCATCCCACTAACCTCCGCATCAATCTTGATCGTGTGAGCCACATGATCACTGAAATGTGGATGGATGGTCCAAATGGCTATGGCAAGCTCAAGATACTGCCAACCCCAATGGGAACATTGGTCCGCACTATGCTAGAATCTGGCGTAAAGCTAGGTGTTTCTAGCCGTGGTAGCGGCAACGTAAGCGAAGGCAACGGTCAGGTTAGCGATTTTGAGATCGTGACTGTCGATGTTGTCGCACAACCTTCTGCTCCTAACGCATATCCAAAGGCGATCTATGAAAGCCTGCTGAATATGAAATATGGTCATCGCACGCTTGAGATGGCAGCGGAGCTCAATGAAGACAAGCGAGTACAGAAGCACGTGGCAGAAGCTGTCAAGCGCTTCATCAATGAACTAAAGATATGATCCAGGAGAATACAATGTTCGAAGCTATCAGACCATTGATCGATAGCGGTATCATCAACGAAGAAGCCAAGACTCAGATCGAAGAGGCTTGGAATTCAAAGTTGGAGGAAGCTCGCGCAGAACTGGCGACAGAGATGCGTGCTGAGTTTGCTAACCGTTACGAGCACGACAAAAACGTGATGGTTGAGGCTCTGGATAAGATGGTGACAGAAAGCCTTACTACTGCTATCTCAGAAGTAGCAGCAGAGAAGGCCCAGTTGGTCGAAGATCGTGCTAAGTTCGTAGCAGAGATGCAGGACAAGGCCACCAAGTTCGATGCTTTCCTAGGTGAGAACCTAGCTAAAGAACTCAACGAATTTGCTCAGGACCGCAACAACCAAGCTGCTGCCATGCAGCGTTTGGAAAAGTTCGTAGTGCGTGCCCTCGCCGAAGAGCTTAAAGAGTTTGCGGAGGACAAGAAAGACCTCATTAACACTAAGGTTAAGCTGGTATCAGAAGCCAAGGACAAGCTAGACGAATTGCGCAAGCAGTTCCTCGCACGCGGTTCTAAGCTGGTAGAAGATGCAGTCACCAACACGCTCAGAGCTGAGCTTGGACAGCTCAAGGAAGACATCAAGGTTGCTCGTGAGAACAACTTTGGCCGTCGTTTGTTTGAAGCTTTCTCTAGCGAGTTTGCTGCCACCCATCTCAATGAGCATGCTGAAATACGCAAGCTCAAAGACATGATGGCTGGTTTGGAAACCAAGCTAGTTGAAGCACATCAGGCAGCAGCTGATAAGGCTGCCCTGGTCGAGTCCAAGGACCAAGAGATCAACAAGATCAAAGACAGCATCGCTCGCGATGCTAAGCTCAATGAAATGCTGAAGCCACTGGCAAGCGACAAGCGCGCCGTGATGATCAGCTTGCTAGAAAGTGTAAACACTGACAAGCTAGAAGGTGCTTTCCAAAAGTATCTGCCAGCTGTCATGAACAACACAGCAAAGAACGACCGCAAGGTCATCAACGAATCTGTGAAAGAATTCACGGGTGATAGGGCCGCCAAAGCCCAAGATTCAACTGAGGACAAGGGCAATATAGTTGAAATCAGACGTTTGGCAGGATTGAAGTAAAAGGAAACTTGAACAATGACTCAGAATCTAATTGAGAGCCGTTGGGACGAGACCAAAGACGCCCTGCTCGAGGGCCTCAGCGGAACACGTCGCAGCACCATGGGTGCAGTGCTCGAAAACACCAAGCGTTATTTGGCAGAAAGTGCATCAGCTGGTGCGACTGCTGCTGGTAACGTAGCTACGCTTAACCGCGTTATCCTCCCAGTGATCCGTCGCGTGATGCCAACCGTCATCGCCAACGAGATCGTTGGTGTGCAGCCAATGACTGGCCCAGTTGGTCAGATCCACACGCTGCGCGTCCGTTATGCTGAAGATTTCACATCATCAGCATCACCTGCGAATGGCCCAGGCACCGACACTGTTACAGGTGACGAAGCCCTCAGCCCATTCAAGATCGCTCAAGGCTATTCAGGCGTCCCATCAGGCACCAACAGCACAGACGGCAAGGCAGGCACAACAAGCTCAATGGAAGGCACACCAGGTCGCAAGATCTCTGTGCAGATCCTCAAGCAAGCAGTGGAAGCAAAGACACGCAAGCTATCAGCTCGCTGGACTTTTGAAGCCGCTCAAGACGCTCAGAGCATGCATGGTCTTGACGTTGAAGCAGAAATCATGGCTGCTTTGGCACAAGAAATCACCGCTGAAATCGATCAAGAGATCCTTTACAGCCTCCGCGCTCTCGCTGCAACCGAAGAAACCTTCAACCAAGCAGCAGTGAGCGGAACAGCAACATTCGTTGGTGACGAACACGCTGCTCTCGCAGTGCTCGTTAACCGCGTTGCTAACAAGATCGC